CTTGATGACAATTTTTACTTCATTGAGAGCCGTGATAAAATTCCAAGTATTGATTGGCTGTTAAGCAAGGCCAAGGCCGCTTGCTTGCGGCATGGCGTTAGGGGGATTGTTATTGATCCTTACAACGAGATTGATGCAAGCCGTGAGGGAAATAAGAGAGAAGATGAGCATATCCGCGATTTGATTTCTGCCTGTAAGCAGTTCTGCCGCACTCACAATATTTGCATTTGGATGGTGGCGCACCCTGCCAAGATGCAGAGGAACCAAGAGGGGATAATACCAGCCCCAAGTTTGTATGACGTGAGCGGCTCAGCGCATTGGAATAATATGACTGATGTGGGGCTTGTAGTGCATAGAGACTTTGAGACCAATCAAACTAAGGTAATAACTAGGAAGGTTAGGGAACAAGGCTTGTATGGCTCTATAGGTGAGGCTTACTTTACCTATGATCTAACACAGCACGTTTATAAGCCAGTTATTGATATGCCCGTGATTAACCACTGGACAGACTAGCATCAGATGATATGATGTGCAGGATTCCAGTAGCACTCCATGTTATTTGGTATTCGTGGTTTGAAAGGGAGGTTTGGTCGCCTCCCTTTCTTCTTTTTTTCTTGATGCAATCAAAATCATTTTGGTGTAGCCTGTCCCAAAATGGGGATGATTTATGGAAATCAAGCAAGTACCAATTACAGATGTAAAACCCTATACCGCCAACCCACGCATCATTTCTGAGTCAGCGGTTGCGTCTGTTGCCAGCAGCATTTCCAGCTTTGGATGGCAGCAGCCAATTGTAGTTGATGGCAATAACATAATCATAGCGGGTCATACTAGGTTTTTAGCAGCCAAAAGGCTTTCCTTAGATACTGTTCCAATAAAGATTTCAGCCAATCTCACAGAAGATCAAATAAAAGCGTTCCGCATTTTAGATAACAAGCTAAATGAGCTTACGACTTGGGATGATGGCCTTCTTGAGGCTGAAATGGCATCTATTGATAGCGGCGAGTTAGAGGCGTTTAGACATTTATGGGCCAGCATTGATACTGATTTGCAAAACAGTGATATTGAGTTTCTCAATGACATGATTTCAGAAAAGGAATCAAATGTGCAGGATTCAGATGTTGTTGGTTCAGTAGGCGATTATGTGACAATGAGCTTTGTAATGTCACCAATAGATCGGGACATGGTTTTATCTGCACTTCGATCTATCCAAAACCAAGAAGGTTTGGAAAACACCACTCAAGCATTGTTGAAAATAACGAAAGAGTTAGTCTAATGGAAATCAATTATGACCCGAAACACAGTGATGGAATCCGAGCTTTGGATACCATGTATCCGACCTACGCTATGTTTTTCACAAATAATGCGGACGATCTCGGTTTGCCTCACGCTTCAACATACGGATATGTTTTAGAAGGCGGCTGCACCATTAGAGCCAACAAACAGGAATGGCAATTACAGGAAGGCAACTATTTCGCATTTTCTGGATCATTCAACATTATGAAATCTGATGGGCTGAAGCTGTGGACAGTGACCAAGTTGGGCTACAGGGTTATGCCTGTGATGGGTCAAATTGAAGATAACGGACGGCTTTCGTACATTGATGGCTGTTCAGATAGTGTTTTGGTATCAATGGCCAGAATGGGTGATCCAGTTCTAAATTATTTGCATTTTCCTACTGGTATCTATCAAACACAGCATACGCACCCGTCAATCCGTATGGGCTGCGTCATAAAAGGTGAGGGCGAAGCTTTCCAAGAAAAAAGCAACCACAGTGATGGTTGGGTCAAGCCCTTGAAAAAAGGCTGCATCTTTATGCTAACAGAACAAGAGCTTCACTCTTTCAGAACAACAGATAGCGGCATGGATATTGTGGCCTTTCATCCAGATAGTGATACAGGGCCAACCGATGAAAATCATTCAATGATTAACAGAACGTACATTGATCACGGGAAGTAGGCATGGGCCGTCTCGGTAAGAAAAAAATCATAGATAAAAACGTCTATGAGTTGGCTATTGAGCGTATTCACAGAGCGTATGATCGCTTTGATACCGTTGCTGTTATGTTTAGCGGCGGCAAGGATTCAACGGCGTGTCTGATGTTGACTTTAGGGGTGGCGCAGGAGCGAGGAATCAAAAAAGTTCCTGTTCATCACTTTGATGAAGAAGCCATCCCATATGATACAGAAGAATATGTCAGGCGCGTTTCTCAAATGCCGATGGTTGATATGTATTGGTGGTGTTTGCCTGTCAGACATAGAAATGCTTGCTCAGTAAAAGAGCCTTGGTGGTTTCCTTGGGGGCCAGAAGATGAGCATAAGTGGGTCAGGCCGATGCCGTCAGAGGGATTAAGCCATATAGATGGCTTGCCAACTGATCCTGATAAACGCCTAACTATACCAGAAATCAATGGATACATATTCTCTCCAGAGAAGCACGGAAACGTAGGCATAATCATGGGTATAAGAGCCGATGAGAGCCTTACTAGAACCAGAGCTATCCTGAACAGCAAAAAACGTGAAGATAAGCACATCATCAAATATGATGAGGGATCATCACAGGGAAATATCTACAAGGTCTATCCAGTTTATGATTGGAACACCAAAGATATATGGACTGCACCGCGAAAGTTTGGTTGGGACTATAATCACGCTTATGATCGTATGGATAAGGGCGGTATAAGCCCTAATGCTCAGCGTTGTGCGCCTCCGTATGGTGAGGAGCCTATGCGTGGCTTGCATCAGTTCAGGGAGCTTTGGCCGGATATATGGGATAAAATGCAGACCAGAGTAGCGGGTGCTGCAACAGCCGCCAGATACTCTACTACAGTTCTTTATTCTTATGGCAAGACCCCTGCCAAGCCAGAAAATATGTCGTGGCATGATTTTATAAAGTTTTGGGTTGATAAGCATCCAGAGCCATACAAGACCCAAGTAGCTGAGAGAATACGGGGGTTCATACAGAATCACTACGGCAAGACTAATGAGCCATTGATGGATAAAATTGCTCACCCACGCACAGGCGTATCATGGGATTTTCTTTTAAAGATAGCTGTGAGGGGTGATTTCAAAGGCAGGAAACAGCCAACCATACAAGGCGGTACTGAGGAAGCCCTCAAGCAAAAAAGGAAATATGATGAAGCAAGGTTCAGAAGCCCAACCCATAAATAGTGTTCAATGGGTCAATAGAGATACCCTTCACGCCAACTCATACAATCCTAACAAGGTTGCTCCTGTTGAGCTTGAATTACTGGTACAGTCAATCCTGACTTGCGGGTGGACTCAGCCTGTGGTTATCAGATCAAACAATGAAATCGTAGATGGGTTTCATAGGTGGTTGGTTTCTGGTGATGATCGGGTAGCTGAATATACAGGTGGCATGGTTCCTGTTGTGATGTTGCCTGATGATATGGGTATGGCTGAACAGGTTTCAGCAACTATTACCCATAACAGGGCCAGAGGTAGCCATTTTGTTATGAGCATGGCTGATATTGTTAGAAGCCTGAAGGATGAGCAGGGCGTTGATGATAAATGGATTCAACAGCATCTAGGCATGGAGCCGGATGAAATAGAGCGTCTTTATGACAATGCAGGATCGCCTGATACGAAAGGCGACCCTGATGATGAGTTTGAAGATGGATGGGTTCCTGACTTTAGCAGAATGGAGGGCGGTTAAGCCCTATACCTTTTGGGTATGTGTCCATCATTACTGTCGTATTCATTAGTAAATTCCAAGGCTTGTTGTAGATACTTTAAATCCACACCAAAATCCTCATACCCACGAGCAATACCATCTAGGTACATCTTTGGCGGCATAGCCAACCCATCACGGTTCATGGTGTAGGCCATATAGACAATACCATCGCCGCCTTGCCAGTATTGCTTGCCATAAAGACTAGGGAAGCCTTCATATATATCAAGGCTGTCCTCACAAGCCTTTGTAATCTTCCACATTGCCACGGGGCATAGGAAGCCCGTTGCGGGTATAATGTCAGCAACGCCGCGAAACACCAGCCGCCATTCAGGCAAAAGCATCGCTCCTAAAGGTTTTGCGTCAGGACATCTTTGAGCCATCTGACCTTTGTCCATGTTTGATCCATATGCCATGTAAATGATATCCATTAGTTCATCTCCCATTTGGTGAGCAGTTTGTTGTCCAACAGTGACTGCACAAAAGTATCTGGTGTCGTGGGGTCAAGTTGTGCATCGCAATATAATCTGGTCCAAACGCACATCTGTTTCATAAAGTCGTTAGCATCCTTAGTTTCAATTATGGTGTCGTTCCTATAACGCTCAACTAAGGTGGCCGCATCTGATGCTACAAATGAACGGCCATCATAAGTTATCCAATAGTTCATTATGAATTCCTATCAGCGAGTTCCTTTGCC